GAAGGGAGCAGCCTTTAAAGGCAGAAAGCCGGTAGAAATCAAAGCAATTCTAAAGCGAAGATTAAATGTAAAAGAAGATTGGATACTTGATGGGGTACAAGCTGTCGAATATGGCTTTGCTGACATACTATTTGGTAGGGGTCAAAATACATCCATAGAAAATATACTTAAGAGACTGTAATGAAAAAACAAAACATCGAAAAAGTTTTGCAAGACGCATGGCTTGGCATAAGTGTAAAAGACGAAGATTTATTTAATCCGATTGATTTTATATTTCACGATGGTGATACCGACAGAATCCTAGAAAGAATAGCTTGGCTCTTTATGCAGCCAGAGTATTTTTCGTTCGCATGTAAATATATCTTGAATATAGAAATATCTCCGTTTCAGTCTCTGCTACTAAAAGAAATATGGAATAAGAAATTTCCAATGCTTGTTGGTAGTCGTGGTATGGGTAAGTCGTTTATACTTTCTGTTTATCCTCTCCTTCGAGCCCTGTTTATGCCACGAAGAAAGATCATCGTTGTTGGTGCGGCATTTAGGCAGTCGAAAGTGCTTTTTGAATACATGGACACTATTTGGAAGAACGCACCCGTCTTAAGGGATCTGTGCGGCTCTAGGAGTGGACCAAGAAGAGATGTCGATAGATGTATAATGCATATTGGAGATAGTACAATTACATGCCTTCCTTTAGGTGATGGAAGTAAGATTCGTGGTCAGCGAGCAAATGATATTATTGCTGACGAGTTTGCTTCTATTCCTAGAGATATTTTTGAAAATGTTGTAGCTGGTTTTGCTGCGGTGGCAGCTTCGCCTATAGAAAAAGTAAAACAAAAAGCTCAAGAGAAAAAAGCAAAAGAATTAGGTGTTGTAATCGAAGACCCTAGTCAACAATCCGGTGTAGTTGAGAAGTCAAACCAAATTATTTTATCTGGTACGGCATACTACGACTTTAATCACTTTGCAGATTACTGGAAGAGATATCGCTCAATTATAAACAGTAAGGGTGACAAGTTTAAATTGCAAGAAGTGTTTGGTCAGAATGTTCCAGATGATTTTGCTTGGAATGAATATTCAGTAATCCGTATGCCTGTCACGTCTTTGCCTGATGGCTTTATGGACGAGGGACAAATTGAAAGAGCGCGAGCTACCATACACTCTGGTATTTTTCAAATGGAATATGGAGCATGCTTCACTACGGACAGTCAGGGCTTTTTCAAGAGGTCATTAATAGAAAACTGTATAGCTTCAGAAGAGAACGGATTAAAAATAAAAGGCGAAGAAGTACAATTTGAATCAATGCTTAAAGGTAACCCGGAGAAAAAATATATATTTGGTGTTGACCCGGCATCGGAAGTTGATAATTTCAGCATTGTAGTTTTAGAATTAAATGCGACCCACAGGAGGGTTGTTCATGTCTGGACTACAAACAGGAGTCAACATAGAGATCAACTCAAGGCGCACCTTGTGGACGAAGACGATTTTTATTCTTACTGTGCTAGAAAGATTAGAAATCTAATGAGAGTCTTTCCTTGTGTAGAGATTGCGCTAGACGCTCAGGGCGGTGGTATAGCTGTCATGGAAGCCTTACACGACAAAGACAAGGTTCAAGAGGGTGAGCTCAAGATATGGCCTGTTATTGATTGGGACAAACCAAAAGATACAGATAATGAACAAGGTCTACATATTTTAAAGATGTGTCAGTTTGCAAAGTATGATTGGTTAGCAGAAGCAAATCATGGACTTAGAAAAGACTTTGAAGACAAGCTCGTGTTATTTCCTGCCTTTGACGCGGTTAGTCTTGGTCTATCTGCAGAAGAAGATAATAGGACAGGCAGAATTTACGATACGCTAGAAGACTGTGTTATGGAAATAGAAGAACTAAAGAATGAGCTTTCTATGATTATTATGACTCAAACAACCACGGGAAGAGAACGATGGGATACCCCTCAAATAAAGGTGGCGGCGGGAAAAAAGAGCCGACTTAGAAAAGACCGCTACTCTTCTTTAATTATGGCGAACATGAGTGCTAGACATTATGGTATTAAGCAGTCAGTTACTGAATACGATCATTATGGAGGTTTTGCCAACAGAAATGAACCACAAAAAAAGAAAGATGACGGCCCGCTCTACAATGGCCCATCATGGTTTACAGAAAATATAGGCGATATTTATTAATTGTGTGTATAATCATTTACAATACAATTAACAATACCATTGATTGGAGAGCAATATAAATGTCAGATGATCTATACTTAACATGGGGCGATGAACAAGAACGAAGTAAAGCATATGAAAAGGCATCGGACAACGTTAACGCTTACGATGGTGTACAGAAGTCTTTTGCATATGACTATCGAACATTCATTGATGTTGAATCAAATCGCTCTGTAAGACCTTCTTTTTACCGCAGTGACTATACCGCTTTCCGTCCCGGAGAAGCTGTACCTAAACAGCAGAAGCGTATCATCAAGATGTGTATGCAGGCTTATGACAAGGTTGGTATCATCAGAAACGTTATTGACTTAATGGGCGATTTTGCTTCTCAAGGAATTACTTTGGTTCATCCAAATAGAAATGTAGAGAAGTTCTATCGAAAATGGTTTGAAAATGTAAATGGCATTGATCGCTCTGAAAGGTTTTTGAACTATTTGTATAGATGCGGAAATGTTGTAGTAAAAAGGCGTACTGCTCGCATAAATAAAAACAAAGAAGCAGAAATGAAAAGAAGTACCGCTGCCGCCGACATGAAGATAGAAAATGTTCCGGTAGAACGAAGAGTTATACCTTGGAAGTATGACTTCTTGAATCCTATGGCTGTTGATGTAAAAAATAATGGCGGAGAGTTCGCTGGGGATTTAGAATATGTTTTAAAAGTTTCAAAGAACACTATAAATTCCATGATGACCTATCAAGGTAGAAAAGGGGTTAATAAACAGCTTCCTACCGACATAATGAGGAAATTCAAAAACGGTGATAGAGAAATTGAGCTAGATCAAAATAAGCTTTCTGTATTCCATTACAAAAAGGATGACTGGAATCTTTGGGCAAACCCAATGATCTATGCTATTCTTGATGACATTATTATGTTAGAAAAAATGAAGCTCGCTGACTTAGCGGCTCTAGATGGTGCTATTTCAAATGTTCGGTTATGGACTATTGGAGATTTAGATCATAAGATTATTCCTACGAAAGCTGCTATCAATAGACTGCGTGATATTTTGGCTAGTAACGTCGGTGGTGGTACAATGGATTTAGTCTGGGGTCCAGAAATCGACTTCAAGGAAAGCAGTACTCAGGTATACAAATTTTTGGGTGCAGAAAAATACCAACCTGTTTTAACTAGCGTTTATGCTGGGCTTGGAATTCCTCCTACACTCACTGGAGCTGCTGGCGCAACTGGAGGATATACTAATAATTATGTTAGCCTGAAAACACTTATTGAAAGATTAGAATACGGTAGAGAAGTATTAAAAGGATTCTGGGCTCAAGAAATTGCAATGGTACAAAAGGCGATGGGCTTTAGGTTTCCAGCTGAAATGCATTTTGATTCAATCATATTATCTGATGAAGCTGCGCAAAAGCAGTTGTTAATGCAGTTGGCAGACAGAGATATTATATCTCAAGAAACCTTATTAGAACGATTTAGAGAAATGCCGGGAATTGAAAGGATTAGAGTTCGTCGAGAGTCTAGAGAAAGAACTAAAGACTCTTCTGCTCCACGAAAGGCTGGCCCTTTCCATAATCCACAGCATTCAGATGATGTTGCAAAATTAGCTATTACAAAAGATTTGCTTGACAATGAAGAGTATCTAGAAACTCTTGGTTTGCCTCCTGCAGAAAATCAAGCTGAAGTGGAGACAGAGCAGGTCAAAAGGGTGGAAGATAATTCGTCTCCTGAACAAGAAGAGGCATATGATCCAGTCAGTGAAAATCCTGATGGTGGCAGACCTATGCACTCCAGAGATTCTGGGCCAAGAAAACAGAAGCGAGTTCTCCCTAGAAGCGGAGAGGGTGTAGCTAAAACTTTATGGGCCTATGAAGCCCAGAAATCAATTGCGGAATTAGTTATGCCTATGGCTTTAGCTCACTACAATAAGAAAAGTGCTAGAAGCCTTACAAAATCAGAGTTTGATCAGCTGGAGTATCTTAAATTATGTATTCTTACAGGCATGAAACCTTACATGGAAATAGATGCAGATGTTATAAAATCAATTATTGATTCGAGCACAAAACCATCTAAAGATTTCACTCAATCCATTGAAAACTCCATTGCATCTTTTGTGGATACGCAAAACAGAAAGCCAAGTGTTGATGAAATGCGCTATATTTACGCTTCAACGTTTGCGAGTTATAGTTAGTTTTACGGCAAAAAATTAACTATTATATTTTTTTTGTGTATTATGATGTAAGGAGATCTTCATTATGAAAATATATGCACAAGAAATACAAGATGGTCTTGAGCAAGTAATTAAAGAGAACAACACAATTGCGTATTGTTCCGATATTATTTGTCAGGACGATACTTTAAATACTAGCGAAGCATCAGTTGCCGCTGATAAGGCTGTCGCTAGGTCTTTCTTTGAGCTTCATGAATCCAAAGCAGAAAATAAAGATCAAATAGATTTATACTATTTAAGTTCTGTTCTAGTTAGCAGTGGCTGGAATAAGAACGATGATGTATTTGATGCTAAGGAAATGTGGGAAGCTCGTTCCACTCCTGAAGATAAACAGTTCAATTATGGCCACAATGAAAAAGATATCATTGGACATATTACTGGTAACTATGTTACGGACTTTAGTGGAAACAAGTTAGATAGCAAGCTGTCTTGGGAAGAAGCCGGATCACCAACAGACTTTAATATTATCTCAACTGGGGTACTATATAAGTCTTGGAGTGACATGGATCTTCGCGAGAGAATGCACAATATAATCGAGGAAATTGAAGAAGGAAAATGGTTTGTCTCGATGGAATGTATGTTCCCAAATTTTGATTACGCTTTAAGAACTTCTGAAGGCCAAACCAAAATTGTAGCAAGAGAAGACGCTTCGGCATTTTTGACGAAACATCTTCGGGCTTACGGGGGAACAGGAAAGTATGAGGGTTACACAGTAGGTCGTTTATTAAGAAATATATCTTTCTCTGGCAAGGGCTTGGTTTCTAAACCTGCTAATCCTCGAAGTGTCATTTTGAATGACAACCAAAGTTTTAGTGAATTTGAAAGTGAATTAGTTACTGTTTCATCTATAAAGGAGAACAATATGTCCGATGTATTACAGAAACAGTTGGATGACGTGAAAGCTGAACTTAATGAAGCTCGCGCAACCAACGAAACTATGAAGCAGGAAATGGAAGCACAGAAGTCTGAAGCTATTGAAAGTCAGCTTAAAACTTTTGAAGCCGAAATTACTGCTAAGGACGAAGCTATTGCTGAAGTCCAAGCTAAAGCTGATGAAGCTTTGGCAAGAATTGCTGAATTAGAAGAAAATCTTTCTAC